GACGCTGACTGAGCCGACGATGCGGCCTGTCCGGCTGACGTGCTGGCGGCACGTGCTAAGCCTGCAGCATCAGTCGCACGGGTTGCCGCCTCACGGGCTGATGTGCTGGCATCGCTGGCTGACTTCTTCGCGGCTGCCGTGTTCTGTGCCACCGCGGAGGCGTTACGCGCCACCTCTTCCACCATCAGCTCAAAACGGCGCAGTGCCTCCGGACGGGCATCATCCTCCGTCATTGCACCGAGGAAATCATTCAGTGTGCCAGGCTTTGAGTCCTCATATACGGTGATAATCCCGGCGTGTGACGGCGGGAACCCCTCCACCAACAGACTGACGCTGTACTGACCATACTCGACGTCCATTGTATAACGCCCGGCTTCATCCGGATTTTCTGAGGCCACTGTGTTCACCACCACCGTGGTGCTGTTGCGCCTGGCCTTTAGCTGAATGGTGCAGTTTTGTATCGGCTTACCTGCACCGTCTTTCAGTACACCTGAAATCAGTACTGCCATATTCCCCCCCCCCACAAAAAAGCCCGCCTGAACCGGCGGGCTGTCATAACACTGTGTTACCTGGCTAATCAGAATTTATAGCCGACACCCACGATGAAACTGTTGGTACGCCAGTCACCGCTGCCGGAGCCTTCATAAGCGACATCAACGGCCACGGATTCGGTCGGGTTAAACTGCACGCCAGCTCCCCACGCCAGAGAGGTATTGCTGTGGCGACCGTCATCACTTCCGGTCAGCACGTCGTGCGTTTTCCCCTTGTTGTCAGTTACGCGGAGATAATCCCCGGAGAAAGTCGACACACGGCTGTAAGCCATACCCGCCATCGCATACGCGCTGAACCATTCATTCACGCGTACAGACGGCCCCGCCATCACGCTGAACCAGCGGTTACGCACGGAATCTTCATGCCAGCGGGTATCGCTGTAATGCGTTTTTTGCTCATCTTTGGCATTGGCATAACTGAATGACGTCACCAGCCCCAGCGTGTCCGTAAACTCATAACGGTATTTCACGTTAATCCCGTTCAGATTATCGCTGCCGGGAGCGTTCGTACGGGCATGAAGATACCCCGCGCTCAGTGTGGACTGATGTTCAGACGCCCATGCAGGCGCACCGGATACGGACAGACAGATGGCTGCGGACAGAATAACAGCACATAATTTACGCATAATTACCTCTCGCTTTTCTGCAATAAAAAAGGCGCCATTTCTGGCGCCCGTATATGGGTTATAAAATTCAGCTGATACTGATGCCTGCGGTGGCTTTCTTCATCACCACAACCAGCAAATCGCTGATACTTGCTGTGGGATACCAGTTATTCACCAGCCATGCTGATACCGAAAACTCCAGCGTCATGTGACCGTGACCGGCAGGCATATCAATAACGCCACTGTAAATCAGCGTATTATCCAGCGCGGTACGGTTATAAATTTCAGCACCGTTTTTCCGCACTATCAGACGGCATGAGGAGTAAATATCAGTATGCTCTCTCTCATGCTTAGCGCCACTGAATGCCACCGCCGGAATACGCCTCCGGCTCACCGGAGATATTCACGCAGGGAAAATATCTTTCCCCCTCCGGCGTTCTCACCACGAAGCCGCACGATTCCGCTGGCGCACATCGCCGGGCGTGCGCCAGAATCGCTGATTCTGTCTGTGTCATGGGATTACTGCGAAAGTTTGTTAATGGAAAGGAAGCCGCCAAAGTTGCCGACGTTATTGCGAAACTTACAACCACTCAGGCATTTGCTGCATTTATCCTTCGTGATATCGGACGTCGGCTGGTCATATTCATCAGCGACAGCCGGACCGTGATAACCGCACTCATCGCCGCGATAGGTCCAGGTGCAGGTGTTGGCCAGCATGATGCGCCCCGGAAAAACAGCACCATCCGTTTCCGTCGGTGTGGAGAGCACAAAGGAGGCACTGACCGCACTCAGTTCGCTACACTGCTCGATGCGCCAGCGGCTGATCACCTCCTGCTCCGGATCGGCGTCGCTGTTTCCGTTGACGAAGTTCACCGCATCCAGAAAGCGGGCGTAAACCTTACGCCTGACCACCGTTCCGCCGACCAGACTCTGCAGGTCTTCCGCCATCCCGGTGACCATGCCGTGCAGGTTAGAGACCGTCAGTGTCGGACGGGCAGCACTGCCCTTACCGTTCAGTTCAAATCCCGTCCCCTGAATGGGGTATGCCTGATACTGCCGCCCCTGCCAGGTGACCGGCTCACCTTTTTCGTTCTGCTCATTACAGAAAAAATAACGTTCACCACCGACCTCTGTCAGATCGATTTCCCAGAGCACCACTTGGGCTGACTGAGTAAGGCGTGTCGTCTCATGATGTGTTTCCTGTGGAATATCCTGCATCAGGGCCTCCTATGCCACGACCTGTTCAAAATCTGCCGTTATGGTTACCCACAGCGCCCCCACGCTTGCCGACCATTTACGACAAACCACCGTGATCGGCTTCCAGTCATAAGGTGGCGTCCACTGAAATGCGCGGACGCCACCGTGCCGTTCCAGAAAGGCTTTCAAAGATGGGTGTTCACATTTACGAACACGTATCGTCACGCTGTAAGTCGACAACTGGTTATTCAGTCCCGCCGCACGACGCTGTTCATAACCATCGCCCAGCTTCACTGTCACCACTTTCGGCTCTGATACCACATTCATATCCGGGCGCACTTTCCAGTGAAACGTCTCCATTACCGATATGCTCCACTTAACCGACCACCATCACGGGCCTGCTGTTGCATAAAGTCCGCTGCTGCTTTTTTCCCGAGGTCATAAACCACCTTCAGGGCAGCCGGACCTATCTGCCCGTTCGTACCATCGTTATTGATCTCGATGTTGTACTGCGGGGCAAACATCACCATACCTGAACCACCAATATCCGCCACAACACCCAGCTTGCCATCAGCACCACGACGCAATGGCAGAATGGCTTCAGGCCCCGCTTCTCCCATCACACCCGCGCCTTTTGCAAAAGCAAAAAACGTCGGACGGTTAACCACCGTGCCACTGTAGCGACTCAAATCAGCAGACTGATAAACACCGCCATCCGCATTTGGCGTCACACTGGCAGCTGCTGCACTCCCCCAGCCAAACGCCGAACCAATCCCCTTCACCGCCTGCATCATGGCCATCTGCGACATGATTTTTGCCAGATCAGAAAGGAGCGAGGCGGTAAAAGATTTGAAGTTCAGTTTTCCGGTGGTGCAGAACGTCGCCAGTGCATTACCTGCGCTGTTAAATGCCGCTGTAAACATCTGCTCAGCGGTACCTGCCGCGTTATCCGCACTCTCTGTAAAATTCTGAAACGCCCGCATGGCACCGTTTTTCCAGTCTGCCTGCATCAGTTCCTGCTCCTGCCAGTAATGTCTGTTTTCGTTCAGTTGCCGGTTAAGACTGTCTGTCAGCATCTGCTCAGCATCCCGGTATTCATCTGAGCCGTATGTTCCTTTCTGTTTACTGTCACGCTCCAGTTGCTCCATTTGCTGCTGATATTTCTGTTGCAGACTGAACTGTGTCTGGTACCGCTGACGCTGTTTATCCCCCATCCCTGTTGTGGCGATATCCAGGTCATGTTGCTGACGCAGAGCCCGTTCCTCTTCCGCCAGCTGGCTGGCAAGCTGAATGGATTTTTTCTTCAGGTCATTCAGCGCCGTCTGCTTCTGCAGCTCCTGCTGTTTTGTATCCAGCAGCGTCAGTGCCTGAATCAACTCATCCTTATGCGCCAGCACGCTTTTTTCATCTGCTGTCAGCTTTTTACCCGCCAGATCACTGATACGCTGCTGCAGGGCCAGAAGCTGCTTATGCGCCTCTGTCATTTTTTCCGTGGTCAGTCCCGCGGACTGTCTGGCGGCGGCAATCTGCCCCTCCACCTGCGCCTGCTGCTGACTGTACTGCAACAGCAACCGGGTGGCTTCATCATTGCGGTTTTCAGATGTTTTTTTCTTAATGGCTTTTTTGTAACGTTCATTTTCACGCTGTATCGCTGCGTCCCTGACCGCCTGGTCGGCATACTGCATGGCATTGATGCGCGCAATTTCACGTTGATGTCGCGCCGCCTCCGTTTCATTCATCCGGTTCAGCGCAGCATTTTCAGCATTCCGGCGTTTCTGCTGTTCCTGATAATTTCGTTCAGCCTGCGCTTTTGCATCCTGTAAATCTTTCTGGCGCTTTTTCTCCTGAAGTTCATCAAGGCGCTGCTGGTCGTATTCCACTGTGGTGGATGCATTTGTCCAGGGCGATTTTTTCGCACGCTGAATTTTTTCCTGCAGCGCCGCAATCTGCGCATCAAGGGAATCATTACGCCCGATATTCATGGCGGCATCCCAGAACTGCTTCCACCAGTCAGATAAGGTTTGCAGCGTACTGCCCAGCGCATTGAGATTATTATCAATATCAGATGTGCGTTTACCGGTTTCCTCTGCCAGCGCTGACATGGCGATCCGGGCAGCATCACTGGCACGCCCCTGTTCCCCGAGAACACGGACTTGTTCAAGCTGGGTGGCAGTCAGGAAATGCAGTTCATTATCCAGCGTCCTGGCTGCATTTACCGGATCATCCTTCAGTCGCTTAAACTGACTTATGGTGTCGCTGACAGACTGCCCCACTGAACGTTCCATTTGCGCGGCAGCTTTCGCCACCATGGCGATATCACCTCCACGAAATGCACCACTCCCCACCACCTGAGCCAGCGCACCGGCTGCAGCATGTTGCGTGATACCATTCCCGGAAATAGCACGACTGAGCACCCACAGCTGCCCGGCAGTGACTCCGGCATAATGCCCCGTCAGCGACAGCTGGCGGTTAAATTCTTCCCCCTCCTTCTGACCGTCATACCAGGCTTTACCCAGACCATAGACGGCCGCGGCAATACCGCCAATAACCCCGCCAAGCATCATGCCTTTCGGTGACATCAGTGTGTCTATCCATCCGGCACGGTTAGCCAGCGTTATCCCGGATCCCCTCAGCGCCCCTAAATTGCCGCGGGCCAGTTCACCTATCAGAACGCCTATCTCCTGGCGGGCTGCTGCACTTTTCAGACCCAGCGAATGCGTGGCTTTTCCTGCCCGCTCCATTTTGCGGATATACACTTCTGCAGCACCGCTTACCCCCAGCTGGGCTGCCCTGGCGCGAAGCAACTCAGAAGATGAAAGATTCTGGCGGGTTGCCTGCTCTTTAAGCTGACGGATAAACGCCACTTTCTGTCGGGTAGCCTCTTCCTCAGCCTGTGTAAGAACACGGGTTTTCGCCGTAACCTCAGAAATCAGCGCCAGATAATCCTGCTGACCAATCCCGCCGCTGTTTCTGGCCTGTCGGATCTGCTGCTGAATACGCTGTAATTCCTGCAGCCCCGCACTGGCCTGTTTCACACTGTCAATCTGACGATAAAACGCAGCAGCCGCTTTATCCTGAGCCTCCGCCAGAGCCATGGCCTGCGCCTGTTCCTCGCGCATTTTCTGGCTCAGTGCCTCCATGCGCTGGCGGGTTTGCTCCACCTCACGGGCCATGCGTTCATGGGCCTGTGCGTTCTTCTCCACCGTCTGCGCATGGACGGATGCGGCTGTTGCAGCCGAAGAAGCCGCCTGCGTTGTCTGCCGGGCGGCCTGAGTCTGACGCTCCATAAAACGCTGCATACGGGCAGAAGACCGTTCTGCATCGCTGGCTGCACCATTCAGAAGGTTTTTGATACGGGGAATTTCATTTTTAAACTCTGCCGCATCAATCCCCAAATCAATGACCAGGTTGGCTATCTGGTCCATAACGCACACCTCCGGAAATACCTTCCCCAAGATGCATCAGTTCTTCGTCCGTTCGCTCCGGTATCCCGTTCTCTTCCGGTAAAAGGCTGAAATCAGCCACCACAGCATCACTGCTGCCGGACACCATTCTCACGATCAATGCCTTCAGCGAGGCAAACTGCGCATCCATCCACACATCACTGAAGCTCTGCATCCGGAAATAATCGCCCCACTCACCAAGCTCAGTGGCCGACATTTCCGACAGCATCCGCCGCCAGTCTGCCCGCCGGAACTCCCGGGCAAGCCGCATGACAAACTGCATTTCCCGCGTCAGGACTTTTCCGGCGTCAGCACCTCATGCTCCAAATCCCCGGCATTCTCAATGGCTCCCATACCGCTCAGCGACAGAACCATCTCTGCCCCCGCCCCCAGGGCATCATACGACCATGTTGTAATAACGGATGCGTAAAGCGTCTCAACATCCTGAGACTGTTCCGCATTCCACAGTGAGCGGGAAACCAGCCAGGCATTGATATCCATCCCCATCCGCAGAAAAGCAATCTGTCGTTCAGCCCCCGGCAGCTCTCCCTCCCCGGCATCAAACTTTGCCGTTCGCTGCTGAACAAACGTCAGATATTCAATTCTCTGCAGCCCGGACAGCTCACTGAGCACCACGGACTGTTTTTCATAATTAAACGTGTCCTGTTTCAGAAACATCATGTTCTCCACCTGCAAAAAAGCCCCGGATAACCGGGGCAAATGATGAGTATCGTCCTGTTAACCTGCGGCGCTGACAGCCACCGTAGCCACTGCCACAAAATCGCCGTCAGAAGTCATGCCCACAATACTGACACTGCCCTGCTTCACGCCTTTCACCGTGGCCACAAGCCCGTTCAGGGTCACCGTGGCAGTCTGTGGATCTGTCGAATGCACACTGATCGCTTTGTCACTGGCTTCGTCAGGTTTTACTGTAAAGGTCAGCGTGGTGGTTGCTCCCACTCTTACACTGGCAGATGCCGGTGCTACTGTCAGCCCGGTAACGCTCACGGTTTCAGTGCCTTCCTCTGCCAGATGTGGACGCCCCACACCGCTGATTTTCACAGTGCGGGTCATCACGTCTTTTGAGGCAATGGTTTTACCCAGTGAGCTCAGCCAGCCACGGAAAACATCAACAGTGCCGTTGGGATACCGGAACAGGTCGAAGTAATACCCGCACGTTACCTCCAGATGCGTTGCTGGAATGTGCGGGACGGACGCGGTGGGCGTTCGGAATAAGGGAGCCTGACATAGATTATCCAGTGACGATAATCGAGGCTGAGGGCTTTCTTAACCTCGTATCCGCGCCTGCGGTAGTTATGAATTAGCCATTCGGCCTGTTCTTCAGTACATGGTGGGTGTTGGTACCAGTCGGTTTTAAATGCGTGTGAACGCCGCCCGTGCCGGATGGCAAGGTCGGTATCAGAATTGTGAAATTTGTTTTTGTGCGCCATCGGTTGTCTCTGCTGGCGCAGCAGGTGCCAGTTGTTCAGGCTGGCGTGCGAATTGTAAACCAGAATGCCAGGAAAAAACAAAACCCGCCGAAGCGGGTTTTCATTGGAAGCACCTTTAGTTTTGCTGTTCTATTTTAAGCTTGATAGTTTCATACAAAACAATAGTTGCGCCTGTTTTACATAATTCCCGGCTGTCATACGCGCGAGACCAATAACACAACCAGTTCTCGAGATCTTCTCGAGTATAGGTTTTGCAGGCCAGTCCCTCTGCCATTTCCACGATTTCATCGCCTGGTGCTGTTAACTCATAGCCATTCAACAACAAGAAGACGTAACCAGCCATCATAGCTGTTCGTTTGTTCGCATTAGCAAACGGATGATTCTGAATCAGACTTTCAATCAATACCGATGCCAGTACAAACATGTCATTAGTCTGTTCATACCATCGAACCATGCTGGGACGGGCCTGAGAAGAACTTAAGTTATCTGGACTCAGAACACCAACGGGCTCATCTGGCGTCTGTAATTCAATTAGGGAACGATTGATTTCAACAAGATCATCAACCGTAAGGTAATGCACTCCTTCAACAATCTCAGCCATAGAGCACAATACCCATCATTACACTTTTGAAAGTTCTTCCATGGCTTTCTCATAACGAGAAAAACCGAAATCAAAAGCATTTTTCACTTGTTCACGATGTGCGCAGTTTTCATCAATCGCTGGGCGAGGGACTGCCACAACGCTTTTATCGCGAGGCGGAATACTCAACCGCGTGTGTTTTTTGAGTGGGCAGCTCATACTAATGAGTCCTTTTGTTTTCCGATTATTGGCAAAGCCATGCACCAAATTTGATGCAAAATAGATCTGTTTGAGATCCTTAGGATAGTCTAATGGTAGCTAAAATTACAACCTCATTATGCGACGAAAAACCCGCCGAAGCGGGTTAAGTGCGGGTGCGTTGAGGATGCCTGACACATCAGAGGTGGCGAGGGATTTCTCCCTCGCCTGGTCTCTTACTCCTCAGGTTCGTAAGCTGTGAAGACAGCGACCTCCGTCTGGCCGGTTCGGATTCGTACCTCGCAGAGGTCTTTCCTCGTTACCAGTGCCGTCACTATGACGGTTAAACAGATGACGATAAGGGCGATTAACATCGCCTTTTGCTGCTTCATAGCCTGCTTCTCCTTGCCTTTCGGCACGTAAGAGGCTAACCTACATTTGTGAGACATAGATTGAGCCTCAGATTAATGTTAAGCGTCTTGCAGGACGCGTAATGTTAACTGGGGCTTTTCTCTATCTGCCTTTTGGTGTTCATGCCTGAGGCAGATAGCCTCAAGCACCCGCAGCAATTCTACTTAACTCCCCTTTCACTGCAAACCGTTTTTATCCCCAGCGGCAAATCGAATACACAACAAGTGCTGCCGCCATTGCAATTCCTGTCGTTGTGAATGCCTCCGGCCAGGTCATCGTAAAACATCCTCCGCGCTTATCAGCCCATTCCGCTCCAGATACCCCATCGCCATATCCGGTAATTTGCAATCTGGTTTCGCTTTTTTCAACTGACTTACCAATTGTTTAACCAGCATTGTCAACTCTTCCTCATGTGAAAGTGATGCCGGTTGCGCAGCGTACAGGGGTTTTGGCGCAATGGCTGAGTGTTTTGCGTATGCCGCAACAGATTCAGCATTGAACAAAACCATATTGTGAGCACAGGACCATGCAACTGGCATTGCTTCAAGTGAGGCAAGCGCAATACGGGCAAGCGCAAGATCCATTTCAATGGCAACTCTTGAAGTCTTAAACACGGTCTGTCGCGCAGCAAATTTCATGGATTTCACACTTTCATTAGCATGAGCAATCAATTGCTCTCTGGTAAATTTCGTCATATTTTTCTCATCCAGTCCTGTCGCTATGCCTGCGCAACCATTACCCCACAATTACATCACAGGGGGTAATGGTTGCAATTCAGTGGCCACCGCGAGATTCACATCATTCACAATAAATCATAAAAATACACGCAATCACAGACCATAATAAAAGAACTGTTTCGGCCACAATCACAAGACCTTCCCACATTTCTTTTTCCCACACCTCCTGAAACCAGAGAATCGGCATATCGCCCCCTCTGAAAAACAACCACATGCCCTAGCTTCTCCGCCAGAGCCAGTTCCGCTTTAGCGCCTGCTGACCGCTGCCAGCCTTGCAGCATGTAAATCGCATCCACGCAACGAATCATCGCCATGCAGATATCCATGTAGTGTGGCTGTGTCAGCCCGTCCGGAAGTACTGCCGGGTTCAAGACTGTATGCCCTTCCCGTTTCAGTTCCTCTTCCGCCTTGTGGAACGCCTCACGGTTGAAATTTTTATACCCGGTCATCGGACCAGCGATATAAACCCTCACCCTCACGCCATCACCTCCTGAAAATTACCCTGATAAAACGCCAGCACTCGCTGCATAACCTCACTCTTCCGGCACTCGCGACAGATTATGTTCAGACGCCTGTCGTAACGACGTATTTCTCCGTCGGGTAATGACCAGATAAGGTCAGGATCAACCACAACCGGTTTCTTCACCTTTGCCCTTGATAGTTTTTTACGGGCATTTTGCCAGTCCTTACGCGCCTGTTCAGACGGGAATAACCCGTAACCAGAGTTGTATACATCGCCGCTGGCAACCAGCTCTCTTGCGAGAACGCTCATCAGATATCTTGTCGCACCTGTCTTGACTTCCAGTTGCCGTAACGTCTCACGCCCACTCTGGCGTACGAGTTCAACAACCTGCCCTTTAATTTTTTCTCGCTCTTCTTGTGTAAAAACTTTTGCCATAAGCCCTCCCCAGGAATCACTTTTCCGACACAATATGACTGGAGGAATCGAAAATATGTCGAACAATATCCCGGTGCTTGTTCAGCTCCCGCAGCGCGGCGCAGACTCGTTCCCACTTCTGGGCATGACTTTTCGCCCGACGCAGTTCGCGGTTTGCCATATGCAGCGATGGTAAAACCAGGTCATCCGCTCGCGTTTCAGTAAACGATGGCAGCGACTGCACAATGTCCGCCACAGTTTCTGTTTTAATATCTTCCTGTGTTGCAGCCTCCTGTACTGGTAACGCAACACATGCAGGCTGAGGAAAGGCTTTACCATCAGTTTCCGCTACCGATGCTGCTTTCGGCTCTGCTGGTAAATTATCGCCCGGCATGCAGTAACGAAATTTACCGTCCTGATTTGCACGAATCAGGCGTCCTTTGCTGATTGCCATTGCCAGCGTTGAAGCCACTTTGCGTGATGTGGTACCAAACAATGTAGCCAGCTCATCAGCCGTTTGTGGTCCGTGTTGTTCAATCGTCGCGGTTAAATCGCACTCTGAGATTTTCGCTACTGTCGCCGTGGAGGTTTCTTCCGGCAGTTCTGCCTGCGCTGGCTGTTCCTGCTGAACGTTGTTATCAGCCACACGCCAGGTGTACGCGCTTTTATCAACGAAACCAGCCTTTTTCAGTTCCCATAGTTCGTTCAGCACTTCTTCACGACTGATATCAAGTCGCGCAGCAAGTTCTATGGATGTGGCTTTTCCCATTGCTTTCAGTGCGTCAAAAACGGTTTCCATTAAAATTTCCTCCGGACAAAATTACTTCACAACCCTCAGGTGCCTGACATTCGAACGCCAGCTCTCCCAGTTAAAATTCACCCAGCGACCACCGTTCATGACCATGCGGTCCATTACACGCTCACCAAGAAGCGTACTCATCGCTACGTGGTTCAGGTTTGTCAGCATTCCGACACTGCGCATCGAAGCCGTTCTGCGGTCGACTATCTGGTTCAGCGTGACCTGCTCGTTGCGCGTATCCCGCTGCATTCCGATTTCATCCAGGACAAGCAGGTCAACATCACACAACCCCTGTAAAAATTTTTCGCCTGAGTTTTTGTTGTCGTAGCTGTTGTGTAACGCCAGCATCACATCAGCCACCGTTATCACAATCACGCTGCGACCTTTCGCCAGAAGATGATTACCAATGGCGGCTGCAAGGTGGTTCTTTCCGGTACCCGGCTTACCGCTGAACACAAAATTCGTGCACCCGGTCATCAGTTCGTCAGCGATGGATTTTGCCTGGCTCAGCGCGTGTTTTTGCCCGTCATTCTGCACCTGATAATTCGCAAACGAGCATTTGCTGTGCAGAGGCTGGATGCCCGAACGATTCAGGATTTTTTCCACCCGCAACTGGCGATTCTGGCGGTTGATTTCCTCGCTACGTTTTCGCCCTTCTGCTAGTTGCCACTCGCGCCACTCGTCCACTGTCCGGTACGGCGCGATTACATGCTGTGGGGCCAGCTTACGGATACGCTCAAGAACACCACCTGCCGCAATGTTTTTCATGACACGTCACCCCCTGAATCCCGGCGGAATTTCGGTATCCGGCTCAGAAATATGATTCACACAACGCTGTACAGACGAACGCCCCAGGCGGATAACCAGTTCATCCCATTTTTCGCGAAGCTTTGACGGACTCATGATATTTTTTACCCAAAATGGATCCCGCTGCACCCGACCAAACATTTCACAAATTTGTCTGTGAGTTCTGCCATCCAGCATCCGCATTGTGCGCACGTCGTTGGCCCATGCGGTCCAGTTGGGTTCTTTCGGTCGCGAAATCTCGCCATCATCGCTGGCGGCCTGCTCGTAAAGACTCACGATTCGCCCCCAGATCCACTGCGCACACGCTAAATCTTCCTGGCTACCCCACTGGCGTTTTTTCGCACTGAACACAACCGCGTCAGGGTGTCGGGTTAAAAAATCCTGTTCAGCCGTCTGCATGTCCGGTTGCGAAGCTTCCGGACGAAAAGATCTTTTATCTGACGGATCAGGTTTTAATACTGACGGATCGGGGCCAACCATCGCCCCCCTATCCGACTGTTTTTTATCAACGGTTGATCCATCAAAATTTGATGGGTTAACCGTTGAGGGGGCAATATTTGACGGGTCATTTTTTGCCTGGCTAATTTTTCTTTTCGGTTTATATGCCTCACGCGCCGCCGCTGCTGCTGCTTCGAGTTTTTCCACATTAAGACGGTAGATATTGCTTTCATTACGCCCACCGACCTTACGTTCCTCCTTCGTCAGCCAGCCGTTCTTTTCCAGTTCTGCTATCGCAGCTTTAACCGTTGATTCACTCTTTGCCCCAATCTGACGACGAATGGTCTCCACTGCAGGCCATGACACACCTTCGTCATTGCTGTAATCTGCAAGGCGAGCCATAACTGCCACCCTGGATAAGATCATGCCGGTGAAGGCACACCCTTCCCAGACAAGACCATGAAGCTTGCTGCTCATAAAAAACTCCGAACACCGTGCTTTTAGTGCATCACCAAGGCATTTCCTGCCGGGCCACCACGATTCATCTGATTGAAACCAGCGATCGCCACTGCGACAAAATCATCAGCGTCTCTCACCAGTCGTTCCCGCGTCTCCACCAGCTCCCGAAAATAAGCTGAACTGTGGCTGCGCATTCTGGCCACCAGCAAAGGTGGCATTGCCTTTTCGATCGCTGGTAACAACGCCTGAATTTTTTCAACTGCATCAGGGGTGTCTTTCTCTACCCAGCGGAAAATTTTCTGGGTATTACGAGCCAGGGCTTCCGGATGGCTGTCGTCATACAGTTCTGGGAACGTCATACCCAACTCAAAATAAGCCTGGGTTATTCCAGCTGCTGGAACTTTTTCGCCATCAGGACGCGCCCAGGCATTCATCGCCATGCGGATGTGTTCATGCTTGATTTTCATGAATCATTCTTTCCTTCGTTCGAGGTGCTATCCTGCTTCTTGTAAAGTTCTGGGTTGTATTTCAATTCACCGTTAGTAATTTCATCCAGTTCCATTGCGCGAAGTTTGGGAATAACTGCTTTCCACCGCACAACAGCCACATGTGAAATTCCAAGAGCCTCAGCTACTAGTCGCTTTTTTTTGAAATAGCGCAGAACATCATCTTTGAACATAAAACTCTCCTGTTATTTCGAGCAGGAGGGTAACAATAGTTACATTACAATGTCAACCATAGCAACATCACTTGGTAGTAACATTGGTTACATGAAAAACACTATCAGCGAACGTATTCGGAATCGTCGAAAAGACGTTGGATTAACCCAACAGCAGGTTGCGAAAGCAATCGGCATATCTCGTGTATCCGTAACAAAATGGGAAAATGGCTCTTCAAAACCTGACGGTGAGAATTTGCATCTACTGTCAAAATTGCTTTCCAAATCTCCTGAATGGATTCTTTATGGAAAGGACGGTCACGATAAAACCGATGATCTGCGTCTGAATCAGTACCTTTACATTAGTGACAACATCGCCCGGTTGCCCGTTTTAACGTGGGAACAGGCTGGTTATTGGGATATGAGTTGTCCAGTAACCGAGATTCCTGGTATTAAGAATTGGGTTGATGTCATGACAAAAACCGCTGAAAACTCTTTTTTATTGCATGTTGAGGGAGATGCGATGACAAACTCTAACGGCCTCCCAACCATCCCCGACGGATCTACCGTGCTGATCACACCATGCTCAAGTAACATTAGAGAACTGGTGGGAAAAATAATCTTAATCCAATTGGAAGGAACGCCAAACGTAACACTAAAAAAAGTTGCGATTGACGGACCAAACATCTATCTGTTGTCACTGAATCCGCTTTACAAACCCATCGAACTGAATGGTGGTTACACCATTAAAGGTAAAGTTTCACAAATACATCAATACTTAGACTGAGTCATAACCCGCATTCATTGCGGGTTTTTCACGCCCTCAAATGTACTTTTTGCAACATTGCATTGACTCGAAAGGTAACACTTGTTACCTTAACAACATACCAACCCACCCCGCCCCACAGAATGCAGGGCAATACTTCGAGTTACCAGGCAGTGGTCAGGGGGTAAGTAGCCAGCCCGAGGCGTAAGAACATGACGGCAGGGTTCAACTTTAATAACTATGCAGCAGGTTTTTGTTCCGCCACCCCGGCGTTAAGGGGAAACAGCACCGCGAGGAATCAGTATGCAGAAACGAGAACCCGTCATCATCGCGCCAGACTATACCGATGATGAACTTTATGAGTGGATGCGCCAGAAAATTAATGCAGCGCAGGATCTGAAATGGGCCAATGAAGCCAGGGCTAAGCAGGCTGAAAATCTGTCCGCTCTGGAGCAGGATATCACCAGGCTGGAAAAAGCAGCGGCATTAAGCATTGCCAGAATGATTACATACCCACGTTAATAGCTAACCAACGAGGCTAATAATGGAATTTAAAGATTTACCAATGCAATTCCAGGAAATGGCAGCGAATATAGTTCGTTTCCAACTGGCGACTCTTGACCTGAGTACCGTAGAAAAAGAAACCATCGATACTATATCCGGTAACGTGCGTCGTGCCTTTATCGGTCTGTACGAAGAGAAGCGGCTCTCTGATAGCCAGGATTTACATGAAAAATACTTCCTGGAATTAATGGATATCATTGATAAGGGGTTTGGCTTGTTAATGAAAAAGAAAGGGATTCGGATAGAACCCCTTAAGAACCATTTTACTGAGTGCGGCATTAATCCCAGCGATTTAAACCATCCCGCCACAGATGGGAGGGTTACAGTTAGCCATGAAATTTCGATTAATCATTAAAATCAATTGCACTTTCAATAAGTGATGCCATCTCATTGCATTTTGTTGAATTCATCTTACGCAATGAGTCACAAATTTCCGCTGGCTTTGATGACGCAGGCAACTTAGCAGCAAGTAGCATAATTGCCGTTTTTATAGCGGTGAGATCATCCGCAAGTCCAGCAGGAGAAACATCGTGGTTAAACTGGATATTTACATTTTTACTAGTCATTTCACCCTCCTGAGGGTTGGTAATTAAGGGGTTCTCCACGGGTGAGGTGGAGTGCGTGCGCCGGACACGGGTGAGCATCCGGCACTGACAGTTTACTGAAAGGGCATTTTCCTGAAAAGTCAGGGCATAACGCGAAAGCGCACGGCGAGGTAGTTGGTTCATAGATAGCCTGTCGTTAAATTTTCGTCGACCGTGCGCTTCCGGTTGTGGCACTCCGCGAAATGGCGCGGCGGTAAGTATGGCGGGGTTATTCCTCCCCCATTGAGACACCGGGTTGTCAGGTTGACCATGCGCTTAAGTGACAACCCCGCTGCAACGCCCTCTGTTATCAATTTTCTGGTGGCGTTTGGCGGTATCAGTTTTACTCCGTGACTGCTCTGCCGTCCTTTTTAAAGTGAATTTTGTGATGCGGTGAATGCGGCTAAGCGCACGCGGAACAGTTAAAACCAAGTTATGGGTGGGGTTCTGTATCCGGCGTTAATTGTTAACTGGTTAACGTCACCTGGAGGCACCAGGCACCGCATCACAAAATTCATTGTTGAGGGTGCGATAATGAAAACGTTATTACCAAACGTTAATACGTCTGAAGGTTGTTTTGAAATTGGTGTCAAAATCAGTAACCCAGTATTTACTGAAGATGCCATTAATAAGAGAAAACACGAACGGGAGTTATTAAATCAAATATGCATTGTTTCGATGCTGGCCCGTTTACGTCTGATGCAAAAAGGATACTGGCAATGAATATCACATTTGCACTTGTTCTGACGGTTTTTCTTGTTTCCGGTGAACCGGTTGACATGGTTACTGGCGTATACGGCTCAATGAAAGAATGCATGGTTGCCGCAGTGGAGCAGAAAATTCCCGGTAACTGTTATCCGGTCGATAAAGTTATTCACCAGGATAATAACGAAATCCCGGCAGGACTTAAAACAGCACCGTAATTAATATCCGGTTTCATTTTTATATGCCAGCAATGGCAGGGATTTGTTCATCCTTAAATCTGTAATGAGGTTAAAACAAAATGAGTAAAGTCTTTATTTGCGCCGCCATTCCGGACGAACAGGCAATAAAGGAAGAAGGTGCAGTCGCTGTAGCCACTGCCATTGAAGCTGGTGATGAACGTCGCGCCCGCGCAAAATTTCACTGGCAATTCCTGGAACATTATCCGGCTGCTCAGGACTGCGCTTATAAATTTCTTGTTTGCGAGGATAAACCCGGTATACCCCGCCCTGCTATCGACTCCTGGGATACCGAATATATGCAGGAAAACCG